TTATGAGGTATGTATTTCATTCAGAATCACTCCAATCTGTTGTTCGTTGTCCAGCACATATACTTTGAAACCTAACCTGCGGAGCAGTTTATGCCTTGCCATTTGTAGTGGTCTTGGTTTTATACCAGGAGCTTTAACTTCCACAAAAGCAATGTGTGCGCCGGGCAGAAGAAGGATACGATCAGGCATACCATCAAATCCTGGGCATACAAGTTTTGGGGCTATACCCCCACAGACTTTGACTGCCTTAACAAGTTTTTTCTCGATTGCGTTTTCTCTCATAAGCGTTTCTCCATCAGGGATTTAAGTAGGTGGGTTGACCTCGCCATAGGTCATATACAAAACTTTTATATATACAACTTTTTTCTCACTTAAGAAAATTTCTGTAATAGACCTTCGTCGAGGTCAACCCATATAACTTTTAGTTCAAAAAATCTCCGTCATCAATTTTTAGTCTTAATCCAGTAAAGAATCGTTTGCCCTTGGGATTAATTCTTTTAAATCCTGCGTTCTCCAAGGCAAAGTAGAAGTCTGCAGTGCTTCGAACATACTCATTGGTGTCAATGCAGTAGTTTCTGTATGTCTGATAAAGGGCACTGGAGCTTTCACGATAACTAGGGTCAATGTCACATTTATCTGCAAGGAAGTGACCAAACCAGTCGTTTTGTTCCCGATAACCATCTATCGCTTTCTGTACACATTCCGGAACTGGTAATTTATAATCAAGTTCAATTACCTTCTTAGCTCCTTCAATGATCCATTTGAGAATGCTTTCACCAGCGTTTTGATAGAGGTACTCACCATAATTTTTAATGTCACTGCTGCCCTCAATCTTGGCATCAAAAGGGATAACTATTAACCTGCGCCAGATCCCATCATCTGACGCGCTCACCTTTGGCAAGTGGTTTGTATATAGAACCAATGTGTGGCAAGGTGTGAAGCTGAACGGATCTTTATACTTTTTCTCCGCAAACACATCGTCTGTAGAACAAAGTTGCTTTACAATAGAATCATTGAGTCTAGCACCTTCTTGCATCTCTGCTGCGATTAGAAGTCGCTTACCTTTGACTTCTGCCATTTCTGGTTTAATGTTTCTTCGGCAGCCAACTGTAAGTGTATCTGCAGAGATGTTGCCACTATACAAGCCCATCACACGGGAAACTGCATTCCAGAAGGTGGATTTACCATTTCTCCCACCACCGTATGAGATGATTAGCGCCTCCACAAACACCTTGCCTATTGAAGCCAGGCCACAAATCATCTGCACATAATCGATAAGTTCCTGATTACAGCAGAAGATGAGTTTCAGGCAATCCATCCAGAGTTGCTCACCCTTATTGCTTGGGGAGACTGATGTTATTTTGGTGATGTAATCTATCGCAGAATGTTCCCTTGCACCATCCATGCCTTTACGAATATCATAAGTAGCAGCAGGTGTATTTAGTAGGAAACAATCTGCGTCCAGATCACGGGGTGAGATTTCCAACATTGGGCGTGATTCTTTAAGAGTTGCGGTGATATTTTTGGAATCACGTCGACGAATAGCAAAGGTTAGATATGCTTTAGCTGCAAGTAGATCCTTATATGCTTTCATCTGTTCGTTGTTCATGAGTGATTCAGCCTTTGCCTTTGAAGTGTTATCAAGAATATCTTGACCACCGTTTTCCGTCAGCTTCTTCATTGCGGATTGTATGTCTCTTGTTGCTTCCTCTAGTTGGCGGCGGGTTAATTCATGGGCGACTGCCTGGGCACCTGGCTCGCTTTCCTGCCAATAGTGCTCATTGTAGCGAATAAAGTGAGTGGCTGGGGAATATCTCAATTCATTAGAGAAGTACTTTGCCAACACTTCAGCTTGACCGACATCAGAATAATCGCCTGGTTTGTATGAAGAAGAATCGTTATACACTTCCGGAGGAACATATCCTTCTTGTTGTTGCACTCGTGCATAGAACTTTTGAGCACTGCGCCATATGGTCATGAGTTCTTGAGTGTCAAGTGGAGGCAAGCATTTCTTGGCTTCATCTAGAAAGCATTGGTAGGCGGTTTCACTATCACCATACTTTTTGATGACGCGTCCGGCAAAACGAGACAGGGTAGCATTGCGTCTACCTTCCGGGATAACTTTACCTGCATAATGGTTATTTGACATATCCGCATCAAAGTTATCTTCATCATTAAGAAACTCGGTCAGGTTCATATTGCCGGAGTAGATTTCAACCTCCGGAGTTGTTGTACCAAAGAAAAACCGTGCAGCGTCAAGTGCCTGTGTGTCAAAGTATGGGAATATGGCATTGACTACTTTTTTCATATCACTGTAGATAGCTGCATCGGTCAAACGGGTGATGGGGAAGAGGACATGGAATTTTGGTCTAGCAGCCTTACCATTCTTCTCACGCATATTGGAGCGGCTAAAATGGACTGCGAATGAGACTCCGGGAAAAGCCTCCATTACATCTTTGGGGCTAACCCATTCTTCAGGGTTTTCTGAATGATCATTATCGCAATCAACCGGGAGGCAGTCGGAGCCTATAAAATTCTCGCTGTTGCGATAATTGTTCCTGTACTCAGCACACACATAGTCATATCTGACAGCACTTTGCAGCGAGGTAGCATCTGTGACATGAACCTCATGCGGATATGAGCAGTTACCGGGGCTGCCGATAAAATCGGCGTGATAAAGTGTGAACATCAATCTTGCACCTCCATGGCACCATCTTCCAGTGCCTTGGTGATAAACTTTAACGCTACAATTATGGTTTCAAGTTCACAATCGCCACCAAGAGATACTTCAAAACCGTCAGACCCATCGATGCCAAAGGTATGCACTTCCATATCAGTACCGCCAATGTTTTCTATGCGGAAATAAGTACGGCTACCGTGACCGAAGTCACCGCCTTGAAAACCGTTGGTACCAGCTTCCGCTTCCAAAACATTAGCGCTACAAACTTCGCGCTTATAAGTGGTTATTTCTTTTTCAAACACCTTCCTGGTGCTTTCCGTAATCGCAAACATTCTGTACCTCCTTACAATTTTCAGTAAAGTAGCGCAAGCGGTAGTTCTTCCACCTGGCTCGTCTTATTTCTGTCTCCATACCCGCTGAGATGTTTTTTCCGAATACCCATACCTCAGAGCATTTGCTCATTAGGGCGTTTCCAAAGAAGAGTCCAAGTTGTCGCTCTGCAGGATCTTCATCATTGAGGAATTGCGGAAACAGAAGGTGTGGTGCTACTGGTATGTAACCTTGGTTAACTGCAAAACGGCAATATCTCCGAGCAGCCTTCACGTTTTCTTCCACATCCCCGGCATAAGGAGAGCAGATATACACAATAGGTCTAAATGCTCTGAGAGCTCGTTTTTCATTTTCAATGGCGGTTATTGCTTCGTATGGGGTGGGATCGTAATAACCTTCGCTGTTAAACTTGTCTATGTTCATTATCAAACCTCCAATCTGATAGGAGATACACCCTTTAATACTCGCTGGAGGTGAAAACCTGTCTTGGACGAAGAGTCAACTAAATCTTTTTATAAGAACCTCACCCACTTGCTTAATCAAAGATTTAGAGTGGATCTACGCTTTGCAATAGAAACTTGTCTCATAGCCATCAGAACCGAGTAATAAGCCATCAGCCCAAGGCGGAACACGGCTCATTTTTTCACAGACAACATTAAGAGGTAATCTTTTATCAGCCTCAATGACAATTTCATCATGTATGTGCATAACTATTGAACGATTTTGGAGTGTTTGCATAGCATAACAAAGAATGTCACGGGCGGTTGCTTGTACAATATTCTCTACGAGCTTTGGCCCATATGAGCTAAGCCTCTCCCATTTTTTAGTGGTACCTATTCCTTCATAAGTAATGCACTGGCCTCCGAATTTGTTTTCACCAATACGTGGTTTTACATAGGACAGTTTTCTACCAGAGGGGAGTGTGATAAACAGCATCCCACTTCGATAGCTAAAGACAATACCATGTGTTTCATTGGCGTGTTTGTTGCGAATGGCTTCCATGGCAGCACGGTCAACATCCCACCAGAACCTCACAATATTCGGGTTGGACTGCCTCCAAGCATCAACCAGTGACGGAAGTTCATCTTCGGTAAGCCCCATATCAAGAGCACCCATTGCCTTAAGCGCACCGACCGAACCTCCATAACCAAGTGCCAGTTCAGAGATCTTGCCTTTTTGACGAAGATGGCTGTTTATGCCATGTTTCTCAACTGGCACCTTGAACATTTGACTTGCGGACGCGCAATAAATATCGCCACCTTTAGCAAATACATCCTCTCGCCATTTCTCACCAGCAAGCCAAGCTATTATACGGGCTTCAATTGCTGAAAAGTCTGCTACGATGAACTTGGCACCTTCGTTTGGTATGAAAGCGGTACGGATTAGCTGTGACAATGTATCAGGCACGTCCTCATATAGGAGCTCAACTGCTTCAATATCTCCAATTTTTACAAGAGCACGTGCCTGCTCAAGGTCGGGCAGATGGTTCTGTGGCAAATTCTGAAGTTGAATTATTCTTCCAGCCCATCTACCTGTTCTGTTAGCGCCGTAGAATTGGAACATTCCACGAGCACGGCCATCGGAGCAGACTGCGTTTTTCATGGCTTGATACTTTTTTACCGATGATTTGGCGAGTTGTTGTCGCAGGGACAGAACATCTCGTAATTCTGGTGGAGCAGTTTGTATAAGTTTTAAGACAGTCTTTTTATCAAGGGTTTCTGTTTCCAGACCATTTTTTGAAAGCCATTGTTTCATCTGCTGTACTGAGTTCGGATTATCCAGACCGGTAAGATTTTTAATAGCTTCAGTAAGCTCGGAGCGGGAGTGGCTGTTCATATCAATTGCTTTTTGGACCAACACCATGTCTAGCGCTACGCCTCTGTCGTTGATTTCCTGATCAAGGTGATATTCTTTCCACACATTATCTGGTACAGGAAACTTTGCTAGTTTTGCCTGAACAGACATTTCGACTTCAACGTCTCGGATATTGTATTGCTTGAAGGATAACCATTTGTCTGGTGCGTGATATGGATAATTACGTGTGCGATGCTCATTAGCCTTTGTTGGAGAGCAGGGTTGGCAGAAATATTTAATTAGGTCTTTACCCGCGGTCAGTTTTTGCTTTTCGAGGCCAAGCACACTGCCTACGCCTTCCAGAGAAAGCGGCAGCCCCATTGTTGCAGCCCACACCATAGAGCACTTCCAGGAGGATGGCTTTAGATACTTACCGATGGGATAGTTCAAATATCGAGATAGACAAACACGTTCAAAGTTAGCGTTAAAAGCCCATTTTGTTACATTTTCATCGGTAAGTACATCGATAATTTCTTTCGGTATTGTTTCACCAGAAGCAAGATCAATAACCTGTACTGGACCACCATCAACTGAATATCCAAAGAGAAGAATTTCAAAATCCGGGGACTCTACATATTTATAAACACCACACTTCGCTAGGTTAGCGCTTGAATATGTTTCGATATCTATACTGAGTGTTTTCATTAATTATCCATCCTTTCACAATCAAACAGGGTGGCAGATATCTCCACCACCCATAGATGTTTAGATTGTTAGGAAAGGAAATCCTCATCAAGATCAGATGCAAAATCATCCTCTGCTCTTGACTTGCCTCCAAGTGGCTCTCCATCACGAATCTTCTGGAGATTGTTTAAACCACATGCGATACCTTTATTTCCGTTGCTGTTGAAAGCATAAAAGTTGATGCTGGCACGACCATATACGCCTGAATAAACCTCGGAGCGGGTCAGAATTGGGTTGCAGTCGGCATCCACGATACCTGGAGCGGTTGCGGAATTCGCATTGACAAAATATGAATTGGCGTACGCAGGATCATCTGGGCGTTCAACATCTCCGTCACGGAGCGGAGTTTTAATAGCGGATAGGGGAGGTGTACTGCGGCCATTACCTTTGAGCTTTGCTTCGCCTTCACGGTAGGCAGCCTCAATAGCAGCTTTAATCTTGGCAATTGTCCTTGTATCAGACTTCGGAATGATGAGACTAACTGAAAACTTAGGTGTGCCTCCATTAATAGATTTTGCTTCCCACACATTTGCATAACTCCAGCGAGTGTCGGGACCTGTGATTACCTTCATAGGATTGATATTGGCTTTCTTTGAGTTGTTATTCATAATCTTTTTCCTCCATAAAATCATTTTTGGCTGTATTCATTGCCGGACGTTTATCACTCACCGGCACAAGTGTTGGTTTTCCCTGTGGTTTTTCGATGTACGATGCTAGAAGTTCATCAAAACGGGATTTTCCGAGCAGTTTTTGCATTGCTGTGATACCAAGAATCTTCTGTTCATAAGGGTCGAAACCAGCCTTGCTGACTACATTAGCAACTGCTACCTCATCTGTATACCTACGGTTTGAACGGCCTTCAACCAGTTTCCACCCAGACCATTCTTTGCCGCTGAGTGCTTGTTGAAGCGCGTATTCCTTGATATCGGAAGCCCATGTTACAAGGTCATCCACGCGGGTGAGAATTTCCTCAATTTCCTCGTCTTCCAAGAGTGGTGGTAACTTAAACTCATACTTGGCTAATTCCAAATTGGCTTCGGCTCTGGCTCGACAGTCATATTTGGCTTTACAGAAGCAGCACCATTCACCACAAAGGAAGTTTCCATTACCGGCAAAGGCAAGATCTGCAGTGGGTTTCAAAACCTCATCTGCCCAGCGATATAAGTCTTCTTTGGAAATAACATAAGTACTGACATTGTCTCTGCGCGGTTGGTAGACAATCATTTTGACTGTATCGATATCGTAGATGCCATCGAAGATTTCTAAAGCGCCTAAAGAGTAACATTGAAGCTGCGGGTTTTGGTTAGCGTCAACCATGATGCCGCGGCCATGCTTATAATCACATATTGTCATGGTGCCATCTGCGATAATAATGCAATCAGCAGTTCCAAAACCATCTTTTACCCAGCGTGAAAAGTCCACGCGTTGTTCAATAAGGACAACTGGATCGGAGCAGATCTGCTTTGCAGCCTCTACCTGCTCAAGGACAAAAGTGGCATAACCAGTGGCGCAGTCGTCCATTTCCTCGTTGTACCAGGTAAGATTTTCAGTAGGGTCCTCAGCCTCCATGCCCAGAGTGCGACGGAGTTTGTATTCACAAAGACTGTGGGCGTCAGTGCCTTCTGCTGCATAATCACTGCCTTTATCCTCATAACTCTCACATAACCGTGCAGAAGGTGGGCAACGTAGCCAACGCTCTGCAGACGACGCAGAAAGAAGCGCATGTCCTTTAGTTGCCATCATTCAATCCCTCCACATCTTCAAGTAGAGCCTTATAGTTGACTGGATCGATTTGAGAGAGCTTGCTGGCACCATACTTCTGGAGCAAAGAGCGAATCTGAGCAGTATAGCCATTACGGGACTTTTCCGCCAGAACTGCTCTGACTGCTTCTAGTGTTAGTGTTGGTTCAGCAGGGGTTTTGGTTTGCTGACTAGTAACCTCATTACTTAAAAATTCAGTTAGGTAATCCGCTACAATACTAATAGTGGTAGCGCATTTTCGTAGGTCTTCGATGCATATGGATATGTCGCTTGTTTTGCACATCTGATTTTCCTCCTTCCGTTGATTGACTCTGCATTAAAAGTTTTGTTAGTTTTCTTGCCAGACGCATGGCCATGATGCTGATTGCGGTAAGAACCGCGATGAGTTCTTCATCCACAGCGTGTGGCCGAGCATCTTTTACCTGATGCATTTTTTCACCTCAGTTCTGAAAGCAGGTTTTTATCACTTTCACAATTCGCTGGAGGGAAAAGGCCTATTTGGACGAAGTCTAAAAAAATAATTTTTAGAAGATACCTCTGGTCATTGGATGAGGGTAACCAGAGGTATTTGAAGCTGCACCCGAAAGCTAGAAAATATCGCCGTATTCTTTTTTGAGTTGGGCTTCTGCTTTCTTAAGTCGGGAGCGAAATGTGGAACGAGGAATACCGATGATATCAGCTATATCCCGGTCAGGAATTCCTGCCAGACGTAGCTCACCGATACGGCGGGCTTCTGGAAGAATTTCATCAAGGCGTTTGAGCAGCTGTTCAAAGATGATTTTGTCTGTTACGATAGACTCGACATCGCTTCCGGGATCAGGATGGATATCCCCCAAAATCTCTTTCTCATACTCCAGAGAGAGCTTGTCCCCTGCGTTTTGATATTTGCAGGTGGTGCAATCAGCTTCACACCTCCACCACCAGTGACCGGGACAGGAGCACTGACCATGAGCACGAGATCGTTTAAATTGCCTCCAAATAGGGCGGTAGTATTCTAAGTAGACTTGTTTAGTGACCGGGATGCGCTGTTTAGTGTTTGGCAGGTAGATGTAGTACTGTTTTGTTTGCTGTAGTTTTTCATTTTTTTTCATGGCTTGTCCTTTCCGCCTGTGCGCGGTGCAAAGGACAACACAAAAGGCCTGTGTCAAGAAGTACACAGACCCTAAAAATGAGCGCAAAAGGGTAAGGGTACTCCTTATATCGCTTGTAATAACACTGTTATCAGTGCTATTGAGACGATTTGTGTATCCTTTGCCCTTATTGCAAATCAGGCAATGTTTTTACATGAATTTGTTGACCGTTGATTCAGCGGTTTTTAGTGGCATTTTGAAGCTTATTGTCTATTTGTGGAAAACCGTGTTATAATGAATTAATTAGATTTAATGGGAATTTTAATGATTTACCCACATAAAAGCCGATGCCTACTGATATTAGTTTAAATCTGCTGCTATTTGCTTCGTGCTAGATCATAGATTGCTTCTTTTTTACATTGACTTACAAATGATTGATTGTGGGTTACATAAGTCAAAGGAGGACAAGCGATGATGCGATTATGTTTCGGAACATTTGCACGAGTGCTTCAGCTATGCAAACTTAATGTTGTAACCGATCCTCGGCTCGTAGGTACAATGACACGTACAATTGACCCACAATGTCAATACATAATGAGTGAAAATGCGACATCAGTTCATCGTTTATTGAATTGTACTGGTAACCTTTCACCAGGTAACATTACTAATGGTGGCATCGGAGTTATTAGAAGACCTGGTAAGAGCATCAGCAATGTACTTATATTAGCGCCAAAGGCAAATAGAGATGAATTAGTACGGAAATTTGGCGATGATGTAGTATCGTTGCTTAATGAAGATAAGAAACTTCAAGTTGTTCTTGCTCTTTTGGATATTATTGAAAAGGATACTGTACTTGATGATGACAGTTCAGAGGGTAAGAAAATGAGCTTTGAAAAATATGTAGGGACAACAAAAAGCACCCTACTATCTCAAAGTACGTACGTGCTTTCTGAATTATTGGCTGGTATTTTTCTATATACGGTCGCGGCAGGTGTTGTAAATACTGTCGGTAAAGAGGCAGTTCAGACTATCACGCCAGAGTATATAAATGGACTTGAAAATCTAAGGGGCATAGCGGTTATTGATTGTTCTCCTCAACAAGATGAAGTTGTGCAAAAGGCAACCATGTTGGCACCACCAACTTTTAAAGAGGAAATATTTTTAACATACCTTAATAATGTGAGGAATAAATACAGTACCATAAAAACTCTTTTATATAATGATCAACCAAAGCCGTTTTACGATTTTTATGTGTGTAACAATATAACTTGGCGCACACGTATTGAAGGCGATGGGCCTCCCTTTAGAAGGGGATTTGTTAGTGATGCAAATATTAAAAAGCTGACCGAGATTTCACAATTTATTTTTATCACGGGTGCTGGTGGTCTTGGGAAATCTATGATGATGCGTCATCTTCTGCTTAACGCAATTGATAACTATAAGGATTTCAAATTGATTCCAGTTTTTATTCCACTGAAAGAGTTTGACGATGCTTCCAATAAACTATTTGATTATATTTTCACGAGAATAAAGGATTTTAATAGTGACATAACAAAAGCTGATTTTGAAAATATTTTAATTTCCGGAAGTTGCCTTCTACTTTTAGACGGGCTTGATGAAATAGGAATGAACAACATTGGCTATTTTGAGAGAGAATTAGATTCTTTTACAGATAAGTATCCAAATTGCATCTATGTGATTTCATCACGTCCTTATCAATCTTTTGTGTCTTTTGAACGTTTTAGTGTTCTGCGTTTGTTGCCGTTCGACCTAAAACAGGCATTACGCTTAATTGATAATCTTGATTTTCGACCCGACGACCCATCAATTAAAGAGAAATTCAGAGAAGAGTTGAGGACAAGGCTCTACCGTACACATAAGGATTTCACAGAAAATCCACTTCTACTTACTATCATGTTGCTAACATTTGAGATGTTTGCAGAAGTTCCATCGCAAATGCATATTTTTTACCGTGAAGCCTTTAATGCTTTATCTAGGACACATGACGCAAGTAAGGGCGCCTATAAACGTGAACTAAAAACCAAGCTCTTGGTTGATGTTTTTGCGGAATTATTTGCGGAGATTTGCTTCCACACATACCGGGATGAGAAATTTGAATTCAATATGACTGAGTTTGAGGCTTACTTCAATAAACTGTCTAATCCGAATGCTGCCCATGTTTCAGCCGATGACTTTATGTACGATTTATGTTTTAGCATGTGTCTGATGTATCAAGAAAGTGGGAAATTCTATTTTACACATCGTTCATTTCAGGAGTATTTCAGCGCTGTATTCCTATCTAAACAAAAAGACACGGTAATAAGTAAACTTGGCAAATTTTTTGAAAAACGAGATAGACGAATGCGCGGTGACCAAACATTCTTAATGCTGAATGATTTGATACCTGATAAAGTTGACGAATTTATTTTTATCCCATTTCTGGAAGATTTGTTTGATAGATGCGATAAGGCAGAAGGTTACTGGACTTTTCTTAGTGAGATGTATCCTACCATTGAGTATGTTACAGGCGATCCGCCAATACTATTCAAACGTCAGCCGAATTCGTTTCTATTTACATGTTTGCTTTCCCGCTTTAAAAGGCCTGAAAAGGGTTCGTATTATGATCTTAAAGACCTGCCGGAATATGAAGAATTTATAAAGAATACATACTACTGGTTATCTGTAGGAAGTGATGAGGATGAGGTAGATATTGTTTCTGAAGATGAAATCCCAAGTAAATATATTGAAGTTCATGGTGAGCCTGAAATTGCAGGACGGCATTTTATAGCTGAATTATCTACTGTGCTAGAAAACTCTGAGGATTACGATACATTTATAAAACTTCTTAATGACGAGAAGTTTATATATAAGATTCAATATAATTCTGCGAGAAAATGTCTTGAGGAGCTCAAAGCGAAACAAAAGTCCGTGGATGAATCGTTGTTAGATTTACTATAATGGACAAACTAATAGTTAATCAAATTATTTCATATTAAATCATACTAAAAAATTGTGATTCCAAGCAATAAATGCTATAATATTATAGCATGGATTGTATGTACAATAACGAGGAGGGACGAACATGATAAGCGAACCTGAAAAGTGGTCAAGTCTTGAGGAAATTGCCGAACATCTCGGTGTAAGTAAAGATACAATTAGAGCTTGGATAAAAAAAGAAGTGATTCCGTATCGACGCATCGGAAAGCAGTATAAGTTTAAAATATCAGAAGTGGATGCTTGGGTTGAAAGCGGAGAGAGTGCAAAAATTGATTAA